CGGCGGCATTATTAGGGCAGTCATTGGGCGTAGGGGGCCCAAGTGTCGCTAGTGGGGGTAATGTACAAAAATTAACAATGCAAGGCTTTGTAAATAGTGCCATTGCTAGAATGCCAAATATGCCAACTTACAAGTTTGCGAGTGGTGGTGTTATTACTGCTCCAGTAATGTCATTAATGGGTGAAGGTAAAGATAATGAGGCTGTACTACCTTTAAACCAAAATACATTTGCTAGTCTTGGGCGTAATATTGCGAACACTATAGGCGGGGGACCAGTCATGGTGAATGTAAATAATTACACAAACAGCAAGGTTACAGTTACGGAAGAAACATCAACTGGTGATATGAAAACACAAATTGTAAATATTGTGATTGAAGAAATTGCTAGTAACCGAAATGGAAGCCAAGATATTTTAAAACAATTAATAGGAGGTAGGCGATAATGTATGTGTTTCCTACAGATATTCCGGAGCCGATTATTCCGGCCGCATCGAATTCCGGAAGTACTTATACGGAAGTACTAACAGATAGTACAATCACATCCACTACGGATGCCAACTATAAAATAACACGGCCGAGAACTACAAGGGTGATTGGAAGTTGGACATATACATGGTTAGGACTTAGCGATGAAAACTATGAAAAGTTAAAAGCATTCTGGAAGAAAGTTAGAACATCAGAAGAGTTTGAATTTAAAAACTATACGGATGGGAAAACATATAGATGTAGATTCGTAGATAAGTTTAGTTTCCGATTAGATTATCCAATTGGGTGGTATGGATCATTACAATTTGAGGAGGTGTAACAAATGCTAAGATGGCCTGCTACGGCAATTATTGAAAAAAATAAATTAGCAAGTGATGCCCCTTTCTTGGTATTGGTTAAAATGGTCCATTCAGAATTAACAGAGCCAATATGCTTGGTTAGAAATACAGAAAGTATTACATGGGATGGGCAAGAATGGCAAGCATATCCTATGAATTTTGACATCAATACAATTGATGGACAAACAGAACCTAAGTTAAGTTGGACTGTGTCTAACTGTGCAGGAACATTGCAACAGTATATACAAAAATTCAAAGGATTTACAGATGCGGAAGTAACAATATATGTTGTACATGCAAATATGCTAGACAATACAGACCCGCTACAAGCTTTTGAATTCACTGTAACAACGACTCAATACGATGAGGAGTGGGTAACATTTATACTAGGCGCATCACCAGAAACAGTAGTTAAATTTCCAACCCATATTTATATGGCGCATTATTGTCCGTATAGGTTTAAATCGGTTAGATGTGGATATGCAGGAGGTAAAGAGCCATGCAATAATACATTGGAAACATGTAGAATCCCATCACGATTTGGGGGAGAGGAAGGAATGAATGGAAACAATGTTTAATTATAATGATCTAATTGGCATTCCATTTGTAGATGGGGGCCGAGATATAACGGGATTAGATTGTTGGGGCCTTGCGTTGGAATTATTTAAACGACAAGGCTATATTATTCATGATTATTCTATATCTTCGGAAGAGGCACATGTAATATCAGATACTATGCAACATGATTTAAATGAGATGTGGCAAAAAATAGAAGAGCCTAAGATAGGATGCTTGGTGATTATTCGACTTGCAGAAAATGAATGGGCGAACCATTGCGGAGTTTATATTGGTGATGGTCATTTTATTCATGCCTATTGTCATGAAACAGGTGTAGTAATTGATAGAGTTCGTAAATGGAAGTCAAGAATACTAGGTTTCTATATTCCAACAGAAAGGGCATTATATAATGATTGAAATTGTTGAAATAAAGAATCCGTTTGAACCGAATAAAAAGGAACGAAAAAAGGTAGAGTGTACAGATGGTACACTCTATTCTTATTTAGATCCAACAGATAAAGATGTGTACCTAAATGGAATACTTGTATTGGATCCTGTAAATTGTTTTCCACAAGATGGAAATCAAATTGTAGTAACTCCACATATTGGTAAAAGCATAAAAGGGATACTTGGCATGGTGGCCATGTTAGCATTAGCAGTCTATGCACCTGTATTGGCTGCAAAGTGGCTACCGGTAACAGCTAGTAAATTAGCAATTGGACTCATGACAGGGGCCATTACAATGGTTGGCGGTAAGCTGATAAATAGCATGCTCCGATTAAACCAGATAGGTAGTACATCAGAAAATTCACAAAGTACATCTTATGGATGGTCATTGCCAAGCGTACAGACATATGAAGGTGGTGTGATTGCAGAAACATATGGTGAATGCATACCAACCCCTCAATTATTAATGTGTCATGTAGAGACAACAAATACAGATGATCAAGATAAAAATGTACAATATTTGAATTTATTGTATTGTGGCGGATGGGGCCCTGTGGATAGTATTAGTAATATCCGCATTGGGACAACACCTATAGAAAACTTTACGGATGTTCAGATTGAAACAAGGTTAGGCGAAAATAATCAAGAGCCGATATCATTCTTTCCAACTACTGTATTAGACCAATCAATAGGTCTTGAGTGTGCTGAAAATAAACCATTAATCAGAACAACAGATACTAAGAAAGCTAAGAAGTTAGAAGTAACAGTTGAATTCCCTAATGGATTATACAAGGTAAATGATAGCGGCGATTATGATAAGAATACAGCCGAGTTTCAAATCATGTATAGGAAAACAGGCACAACAGAATGGAAAGATTTTGGCGGTGATGATAGTAATCATATTGTTAAATCAAACGGAAGATTATCCAATATAGTTTCAAATGTAAAATCCATAGGTAATGCAGCACCGCTAGAGGTATGGACATTAGTAGCAAAAAAGGATAAAGATACTCTAAGTGTAACTGGTAGTATAAGTGGCAAGAAAAAAGAGGCTAAGTATGGTGAACATTATGATAATGGCATAATATCTTTTGACTTAAAGAAACGAGAAATCTTTATGAAAAAAGAAGGCACCATAACCATTACTGTTCAGAAGTCTACGTTTAGCCTTACAAAAGCAACTAGCCAAGCTGTGCGTAGAGCATATCAATTTGAAATGCCTGAGGCAGGGCAATATGATATTAAGGTTGTAGGCACTAAGTTACCAACAACAACAAGGGCAACAGCTTATATGACATGGTCAACGCTATCAAGCTTTATTATGGATAGCGCATACAGTAGACCAGGTAAGGTGTTAATTGGATTACGCATTAAGGCAACTAACCAACTATCCGGAGGTATTCCAAATGTCAACTGGAGACAAATTAGAAATACAGTACATGTATTTGATTGGGATACAGGAACATATGTTGAAAAAGATGCAAAGAACCCAATATGGGCTGCATATGATATGTTACACAATTCTAAGCGATTGTATAACATTAATACAAATGTTGAAGAATATGTAGTTGAAGGTGTACCGGCTAACAATTTCAAACAGTATTGGGATGAATGGAAAAGTGCGGCGGCTTATGCAGATGAAGAAGTATCTATGATTAGTGGAGAAAAAGAACGAAGGTTCAGATTTGATGCGGTCATGGATACAACACAGACAAGATGGGAAGCGGCACAAAAGGCAGCAACATCTGGACGAGCCACAATATTAAGGCATGGGACACAATATGGCATAGTGGTGGATAGACCAAGTAATATTGTACAGGTGTTTGGAGAGGGGCAAATAGTAAAGTCATCTTTTAAAGGCGAATATTCATCTAGGGATGATAGGGCCCGCTCAGTAGAAATTACGTACAATGATACAGATAATGACTACAAAAATACTGTATTTATGGTGCGAAGTCCAAACTATGCAAACAATTTAAGGAAGAATGATAATACGGCTAAATTATCATTGTTTGGTGTAACAAGACGTTCACAAGCATACAGAGAAGGAATGTATCTAATGGCCACAAATGAGCGACAGTTACAGACTGTTACATTTGGTACAGATATAGGCGGTATGGTGTGTGAATATGGTGATGTTATAGGCATCAATCATGCGGTTCCTCAATTCGGAGATGCTAGCGGCCGAATTGTAAAAGCAGAAGGCAATACAGTCGTATTGGATAAATTTGTTGTATTGAAACCGAATAAAAATCATAACATTATGATTCGGTTAGAAGATGACAGTATTATTACAAAGCAAATCCAAGCAGTAACAGAGGAAAAGAATACAGATACAATTACTGTAATTGGTGAATTCTCACAACAAGAATTACCTAAACGATATGATCCATATATGCTCGGTGAAGCAAATAAGGAAGTCAAACCATTTAGGATTACAAAAATTACAAAGAATGGTGATAATCAGGTAACAATAACAGCTACAGAATATGATGCGGCTGTATATGAACTTGATTATAGCCGATATCCTGTAATTGATTATGCTAAGTTAGAAAAAGAATTATCGGTAAAGGATATTAAGTTAACTAAGATTGTAAATACGTTAAAAGATGGAACTGTATTATGTGATATCAAGGTTGATTGGGTGTTACCAATTAGTAATCAGTGCAAACAAATACAGGTATATTACAAGCGTACAAACGAAGAAACATATACTTTACTAAATACATTCAGTGGCAACGAAACATCAGCAGTCATTAGATCAGTACTTACAACACAAAATTATGTGGTTCGTATTATATGTTTAAATGATTTAGGAATTGCAGGTCCTGGCATAGAAAAGACCATATATATTGCTGGAAAGGAAACAGCACCAGCAATGGTAAAACAATTTACGGTAGTACAGGATTCTATAAATAGTAGCATACTACATTTACAATGGGCGCCAAATCAAGAGCCGGATATATATGGATACCGTTTATATGATGATGCCGGAAAGGAACTTGTAAATTATATAGGGGCCACAAATTATACGTTCTTTGCAACAGAAAGCAAGACATATACATTTGGGATTAACGCCATTAATACGTCTGGGATTGAATCTGAAACTGCTACAAAGGTAAGTATTCAAATCACAATTACAGAGGGAAGTATAGCCGTTCCTGACAAAGTTAATTCAGCAAGTATTGAATTAACAAAAGAGGGCGTACTACTTGAATGGACTCCTATCACAAATACTTATATTGATTTCTATGAAGTCAGAAGTAATAGTAATACAGGTGATTTACAAGGCTTGATTGTAAAATCAAATTCTATTAGAGAGATAATACAACTTAAAAATAGAAAAGGAGACCTATTAATTTATGGCCATAATCCGGTAAAAGGATATGGGACAGGGTTAAATGTATCCTATGATTTCCAAAAGCTAGAAGCACCAATAGTAACATCTGTAAACATGATCAAAGGATTTGCCTTATTAGTATCAAATATGCCAAGTACTGCTAATAGTATTCGGTTTTATATTGTAGGTTCTGCAAAGACAGATATTCTTAATTCCACAGGGAATACGATAACTTACACTGGTGATGCGGATATTTATCGTGTAAAAGCAGCATTTATTGATGCTATAGGTGAAGGAATTGTATCCAATGAATTATTAGTTACTATCTCAGCAACAATAGATCCTGCATTATTAGATAAAGAAAGTTTAGGATTGAAAGAATTTGATAAGCGTGTTAACGAACTAAGTGAAGAATTCAATAAAGTTTCTCACGAATATAGTACTAAAGTTCAAAACCTTGCTGAAGATGTAGAAAGCCGTTTTACGCAGCTTGATAAAGGTATTGAACTTAAAGTTACAAAGGGTCTTAAAGCACTTGATGGAGGGGCTATCCTTTCAAGAATAAACCTTTATGAAGGTGGCGTTAAGATTGATGGTAAATTAATTCATATTACTGGTGACACGCTCATAGATGGAAATATCATCACAAATAGGATGATACAGGCGAATTCAATAACTGCCGATAAATTGAAAGTGGATAGTTTATCTGCTCTATCTGCATATATAGGTGGCACACTTCGAGGTGGTAAGCTAATTGGCACAGAAATCCAAAATGAAAGCGGGTCATTTAAAGTTGACTCAAATGGTAACATTACGGGTTCCCATATCAATGGAGGATTAATTACCGGCGCAACAATTCGAGGTGTTAACATTGAGGGCCAGTCTATATACAATGCTGGATACAAGGTAAAGAGCCTTGATGTGAGAACGTATGAAGTTGCTCACGGGGATTATACGCCAATACCTGACGGATATAGTGAGGGTCAATGCGTATTTGTGCCGATTTCGTACAAAATAATTAGTAATGGTAAAGTTGGTAGGCGAGAGGGTCCAAATCTTGATTATTACGAAAGTAATTCGCCTAACTTTCCTATATATACTTTTGATGGAAGTAAGGTTGGGTTAATGGGCACTCGTAGAGCATACGCTGCTAGGACATTTTCTAATGACACAAAAAGAAATTTAAAGACAGGGTGGATATATGTATTGGTAATTGCTAGACAATAATAAACGGAGGTGCGTATATGGAAGAATATGATTTTGATTTACATGTAGGGCAGGACTACGGACTGACCTACATTATCGAGGGCGGCGGTTCATATAATGGGTATACAGCTATTATGAAAATCAGGCGAAAGCCTGACACAAATGAGGTGTTATCCGTTAATGGTGTGATAGAGAATAACCGTATCACATTCCGTATTAATGGCAATGATACAGTTAGTAAGGTAGATGCTAAAGGAATCCACCAATATGATGCATTCATTTACAACAATGATCATAGCTTAAAATTAGGGTTTGGCGAAGTTAATATCATTCAAGATATTGCACGTCATTAATGAAAGGGGATTATTATGGCAGAAGAGCTAAATATTAATGTAAAAGGTCTTAATTTACCACCAATTAAATTGGAAGGTGCACCAGGGAAAAGCGCCTATGAATTGTGGCTAGAATCCGGTAACTCCGGAACACGTGAGGACTTCCTTAAATCCTTAAAAGGTCAAGATGGCCGCAATGGGGATGATGGGTTACCAGGAAAAGATGCAACGGCTGATGGTGCTTATGAAATGTTATTAGGCTTGAATGTTTATTGTGAAAATGCAACTCCTAATGAAGTATTAAAAGGTCTTATTCGTGGTTTAGGCGATGTTATTAAAAAGCAACCTAAGCCATTTAACTTCAAACGACCTACACAAGGGCAAACCTATATCAGTGTATCTGGAACACCGTACTTCAGAGTAGCATTACTTGGCCGAGGGTTTGCTGCAGGTATTAGTCTTGGTGAAAATGGCGTTGCCCAAATTCCTTTAGATGAGCCATTTAACACTAAAGATGTTGAGATAGAATACTTCAACATGCTTGGTAGCATTGTAGGAACATATCGTGTATCTGGCTACGCATCAGGCGAGGTTACGGGGCCATCCTTCGGGGCATTCATTAAAGATGTTCCGTTAACAACTTCGACTGGTGGCGTTACTGTTGTAGGCAAGGGTAAGGTGTACGAAAAAGGGGTCAAGGTGATTCCTACTACATTAGAATCTACAGGAAAGTTTAATTTAGAAAATATGTTTAAAACTTTAGCAGAAAGAGTTAGTGAATATAAAAAAGTTGAATTTGTAGAATTTGACTTAACACAATTGCCTAACAGTCCTGCTAAAGGTGGTAACTTCCCGGAAGTGTGTAACAACTTTGATGATTTGGTAAGTTGCGGTGACAATACTATTATTAAAGTTAATCAAGGACAGGTGATTACTGTATCCGAAGACCCAATGATACCAAATCAAACGGGAGTGGCAACCTCTATTAAGTTTAATTTTAGAGGAATTAATACAAAGAAAATCCAATTCAACGGCTCTGAACTTATCACTATGGAACGAGACGCTAAATATGAATATGTGTTTGCTACAGACACAATTAATAAAGTAGGTTAATTTCTTATAGGATAAGAAAGGAGTTCATGAATGGACGAAATCAGAATACTTCTGATGGATGCAGGAATTCCGCCATACTTTGCGGATATTGGATTCTGGGTAACCCTGTTAGGGGTTATCTGGGCCGCCCTTAGGGGTTCGTTTAGGGCGATGGTGTGGTTCTTAGAAAATACATCGATAGCAGAGGTGAAACGTCAACTTGATGATCATGTTGGTCGTAAGTTATCTAAGCAAAGGGAATATTATGATGATCGTATGACAGATGCTATTAATAGCATTGGCAAATTAACGGAAAGTAATCAAGATATTCTAAGGCAACTGGTGAAATTGGAGGAACGAGATGATGCTATATTTCACCGCTTGGATGCACTGGAAACCACAACGCAAACACTAAATACGGAATTAATGCACATACAATTACTTAATAATCTACCAATAAAAAGGGGCATCACCATCCCAAATGACGGAGGTGAAAGCCTTGGATAAGATGAAAGTAATTAATAAAGTAAAAACAATATATAGTTCAATCCGAATCGCTAATATTCATCCTACTTTAGTATGGGGGGCAAGAGTAATTATTCTTGTCATGCTAACACCAATTATATTGGCAACCATGGCTTATGCGATTTCATTTTATTTAGGCGAAATATCTAGTGCAAACGATAAGATCATAACAATGGGAGCATTCTTAATTGATCATATGTTTGGTGCTCCAGGCGTGATTGTATCGCTCACAGGATTATTATGGCTTAGCGTTGATAGGGATAATAATGGTATCCCAGATAAATTAGAACAGGAGAATAAAAAATGAAAGTATTTATTAACCCAGGGCATGACGTTGCCCTTGATAGTGGTGCAGTTAATCCTGTATACGGTACACGTGAATGCGATGTGGCACGTGATGCAGGAAAGATGCTAGCACGATATTTGGAAACTGCAGGATGTGAAGTTAGATCTTTACAAAATGATGACTTAGGTCTCGTATGTGCTGAGTCCAACGCATGGGGCGCAGATATCTTTGTGTCGCTTCACTGCAATGCATTCAATACGCAGGCACGTGGCACTGAAACATTGTACAAGTCTTTCAACGGCCAACAATTAGCGAACGACATCCAATCGCAAATCATTCGCAGCATTAATACCGTGGAT